CAACACTAACTGCCACTGGTCCAACAACGGGAGCATTAGAAGCGCCAGCACCGCCTGGCAATGGGACACCCAATACAACATACGATGGTCCTGCATTTCCGGGAAACACTATTCCAGGAAATGCAGGACCATCGTATGTTGTATTGGGTGTCCCATTGCCAGGCGGTGCTGGCGCTTCTAATGCTCCCGTTGTTGGACCAGTGGCAGTTAGTGTTGACTACAGCACAGTTGGTATATCAATTTCTGTTCCTCCAGGGGGATACGTGTCGCTTATTAATGCATAATAAATAAATTGCATTTGGGTTTTATTATTTAAAAAAAGGAATTAATTATGAGTCATATTTTACATAACTTTGGTCCTAGAGCCGTTGCGGCAATGACAATACAAGAGATATATCAGCCCTTAGAGGAACTGATTGTGTGGTCAGACGGATTTACTGAAGAAGAAGTTCGTGATATTATAAGTTTGGGTGAAATGGCAGAATTTCAAAAAGGTGTTGTTGGATCCGACTCAGCACCAACAACAGACCTTGATGTTAGAGATACTGATATTTCTTGGATTAACCCATCAGAACAATCGGAGTGGTTATATCGAAGACTTCAACATATTGTGTCTAAAATCAATCACGACAAATATCAATTTGATTTAGATACGCTTGATGTTCTTCAATATGCAAAATATAAAGACGACCAATTTTATAATTGGCATACAGATTCTGGACCATCATTATCATTTCATAGAAAGTTATCTATAGTTGTGGGATTAAGTGATCCTAGTGAATATGAGGGTGGAGAATTTATCATTAATATAGGCGGAAATCCTGAAACGGCACAAACTATTAAATTAAAACCTGGAATTATACTAGTTTTTCCGTCTTGGGTTCCACATAAAGTAAATCCAGTAACTTCAGGAGAAAGAATTAGCCTAGTAACTTGGGTTAGGGGCCCTAAATTTAAATGAGTTTAATTTCAATATTTAAAACTCCAGTAATAGAGTTTTTATGTGATGAAAGATATTTTAAAGTAATACCAGAACCTAAACCATCAGCAAAAACCATTCCCGAATGGTATAAAAAAATTCCTCCGTTTGCAAAAGGTGAACGAGATGGTAAAGGTGGTCCTGGTATGACTGCGAAAAAATGTATTCCAATGATTGACGCTATGTCAATTGGGTATACAATACCATTCTTTATAGATCAGTATGTACATGTCGATAGAAACTGCAATGTTGATCCAGGTCCAACAATGGCTGATTTTGGTCTCGGCATAGAGTTTCATAACTCGGCTCAAGTCTCTGATAAAGATGGCAACGCACCATTTAAATCTAAACCAATAAAATTTGTAAATCCTTGGGTGGTTAAAACTTCTCCTGGATGGTCAACTCTTTTCATACCTTGCTTAAATACTCTTGAAGATAGATTTCAATTATTGGGTGGATTGGTAGATACTGATAAATATGTTCGACAAGTTAATTTTCCTGGAAGATGGATTATGCCATACTATGAAGGATATGTTCGTGCTGGCACCCCAATGATGACTGCGATTCCAATTAAACGCAGTATGCTTGACATTAAACATAATGTTAGATCGTTAAATAGCGATGAGCAAAAATATATTGACATTCTAACAAAAAGTCAACTTACCCGTGACAATGTTTATGAAAATGAATTAAGGGAAAAAAGATAAATGTTTAATAAAATTCGTAATTATATAAGTGAAATGGTCACAGAAGAGCCGATAATTAGGTTTGCATCTTTCAATACACACCCATACGTTAGTGACATAACTAATATTAAATTAGCAAAAGATGTGATTCCAGATTTTGTCAAAGCACAAAAAGGCAGACCTTCAAGTGAAAAATTTTTAAATTGTCCCGGAATGGCAGATTTTGTACGAGCAGGTTATATTATTCCTGCTTGGACTGATTTTGAAATTAAATCAAATCGATCTGGAACTCACGTTAAAACACTTGCTAATTTTGAGTCCGGACAAATTTCATGGTTAAATTATAAATTGGTTGATGGTTTGGTTCCCATAAATGGTGTTCCGGGTGCAGTAAATAAAGTCCCATGCCCTTGGGGACTTTTTACAAAAAAAGGTTGGTCTGCATATGTAATGCCGGCATATTATCATAGTCCATTTTTAAAAGACTTGTATATGTATCCAGGAATTATAGATCACGATAAATTTTGTCAAATGAATTGGCTTTTTACTGCAATCCATGAGTGTCATATTCATATTCCAGCTGGAACTCCACTATTGCAAATAATTCCTTTTAAAAGAGAAATTATTACAGGAAAATCAATGAAGGGTACGGAACACGATATAGATTTTCATAAATATGGATACCCTACCAAATGGCGTTCTGCATACAGACGACTATTTCAACAGAAAAAAGAATTTAAACTGGAGACACAAAAATGACAACATTTTATTGCATAGATAAAGACGCAAAAGTAGTATTATCATCAGGACCATTACCTCCCACATGGGGAACTATTTCCGGCATAGATGTATTAGATGATGCACATAGAAAAGATATGTCTTGGGCTGGATATCCAACTCACGCATTTTTAACTCAATCCGAAGCACTTGCATCTGGCATTACGCAGAGTCAATTGGATACTGCAAATGCATCATACAGAAAATCAATTGTTCCAAATTCAATTACTATGCGTCAAGCCAGATTAACATTCTTAAGTGCGGGAATTCTAACGACATTAGAATCTGCTATTAATAGTATTCAGGAAGAAAATGCAAAAAGTGTCGCACAAATCGAATGGCAATATGGTGAATATGTTCAAAGAAATAATTCACCAATTACATCTTTAATTTCTAATGTTCTTGGACTTACTGAACTACAGATTGATGACCTTTTCATTGAAGGTATGAATCGATAATTCGATATCAAACAAAATCAAAACCCCCTTTATTGGGGGTTTTTTTATGAATGCCCAGTATTATAAATAGAGTAAAGACATTTTAAGGGGCACATTAAATGAGTACAAGCAAGCCAGCATCTAGAGATGAGTTTAAGGAATTCTGCCTTAGAAGATTAGGTGCGCCTCTATTAGAGATAAACGTAGCGGACGAACAAACTGAAGATTGCATTGAAATGGCATTTTCATACTACTACGATTATCACTACGATGCAACAGAGAAAGTGTATCTAGCACATCAAGTCACACAAACCGATATCACCAATAAATATCTTTCCATTGATGATTCCGTTATTGGTGTCACCAATATTCTTCCGATTGGTAATAGTTATTCTACAAACAACTTGTTCAATTTAAGATATCAGATTGCCCTTAACGACTTATTCGCATTCAATACAGGACCATTTGCACCATACTACATGGCACTTCAAAACGTTGCTTTAGCTGAAGAATTATTCGTTGGTAAACAAGCTATTCGTTTTCAACGCCACTCAAACAAACTTTATGTAGACATTGCTTGGGGTGAGAAAGTTGTTCTCGGTGAATACATTATTGTCGAAGCGTATCAAAAAATTGATCCTGACACATATACAGATATCTATAATGACAGATGGCTTCAGAGATATTGCACAGCACTCATTAAAAAACAATGGGGTGAAAACTTGAAAAAGTTTGAAGGACTTTCTATGCCGGGTGGCATTACATTCAACGGACAAAAAATCTGGGATGAAGCTACAGATGAAATTCAAGCTATCGAATCAGAAATGATTAGTTCGTACTCATTACCTGTTACTGATATGCTAGGCTAACCCATGGCACGTAATCGTCATTTTAATCAATACACTCCTGTCAAACAGGAACAAAGTCTTGTTGAAGATTTAGTCATTGAATCCATTAAGATTTATGGCGTGGATGGTTATTACTTACCAAGAACACATGTAAACTTAGATAAAATTTACGGTGAAGATGCGTCTATGTTATTTGATGATGCGCTTGAATTGGAATTGTACATCAAGAGTTTTGATGGATTCGCAGGGCAAGAAGATTTTCTCACCAAGTTTGGTTTGCAAATTGACGAATCAATCACATTTGTTGTTGCACAGAAAAGATTCACACAATCATTGAAGCCATCATTCATAACAGAGTATGGATATAACTTTAAGAATGAAGATGGCGAACATCTACTAGATGAACAACTATATGACTATGCAAGTATTTTAAGACCAAGAGAAGGAGACTTAATTTGGATTCCTATGCTTGGATACATGTACGAAATTAAATTCACAGAGAACATTGAAAACTTCTTTCAGCTAGGTAAACTATACACATACGAAATGCGTTGTGATAGATACGAATACTCTAGCGAAAAAATTAATACTGGTGTTACTGAAATCGATGCAATTGAAGATCAATATAGTCTTTCTACCGATAACATTGAAAAGATATTGGATGAAGAATCAAATATTTTTGCTTTAGAAGATGGCACTAGACTTGTTGCAGAAGGAGATACAGTTATACCATTTGAAGTTTCCGCAGACAATGAAGCAATTGGAGAGAAAATTATTGATGGAGATATTTTAGACTTCTCCGAAACAAACCCATTTGCACTTACAAGGACTTATTAACTATGATGTTCGGTCACGATTTTTACCATGGCACATTAAGACGTTATGTCGTTATGTTTGGAAACTTGTTTAATGAAATTCAAGTCGAAAGATATGGCACCGACGGAAGCAAACTGCAAACAATCAACGTTCCTATTGAGTACTCGCCGAAGCAAAAATTTGTTCAGCGTGTCTTAAGTGATCCCACACTAAATCGTGAGATTTCTGTTACTCTTCCTAGAATGGGATTTGAGTTTACTAGTATATCATATGCACCACAAAGAAAATTAAATAGCGCACATAAAATTATAAAAGGTGTAAACACTGGTGGCACAGACTTTGACTATACATACACGCCTGTACCATATGATATCAATTTCTCTCTATATGCATTAGTTAGATATGCGGAAGACGGTACGCAAATTGTCGAACAGATTATTCCGTTCTTCACACCAGATTGGACAGTCACAATGAAACTTGTTCCTGAATTAGGAATCAACATGGACGTACCAATTGAATTAAACTCTGTCACAGTTGATGATTCATATGAAGGCGATTTTGATGGACGTAGAGTTCTTTCGTGGCAAATGGATTTTACTATCAAAGGATATCTATTCGGACCTAGTAGAAAATTCAAGTATATTTCCAACGCAGAAGTTAACACTTCACACATTGATAATACTGCTATAAATATACAGACGTTCACTGGTGACGATAATTTTGACATAACTGAAACACAAACAACACCTCCAATAATTCCTACATGAAAAAAACTGTTGATGATAAGTTGAATGACATATTTGATGTGCAGGGTAAGATTGTTGAACAAGCATCGGTACCCGCAGTAGTAGAACAAGTTAAAGAGCCTGTTTCTACTGGTGCACCGAACGATGAATCGATTGATGCTGACTATGAATATGCGAGAGAGAATCTTAAGCTATTCATTGAGCAAGGCAAAGTTGCTATGGAAAACATTATCTTCTTAGCAAAAGAAGGTGAGTCTCCAAGAGCATATGAAGTTGTTGGTCAGTTGATTAAAACATTGTCAGACACAAATAAAGATTTGTTAGACTTAGGTAAAAAAGTAAAAGACTTGAAATCTAAAAAAGATGACACAGCACAACCAGCACAGCATATAACGAATGCGCTATTTGTTGGTAGCACAGCAGAATTACAGAAACTAATTGGCAAGAGATGACTGCAAAATCCTACTTAGGAAATTCTAATCTAAAAGCATCTGGCGTACCACTCAATTTCACCAAAGAAGAGATTGAAGAATATTTAAGATGTGCTGACGATCCAATATACTTCATTGAAAGTTATTGTAAGATTGTCACGCTAGATCACGGGCTTCAGCCATTCAAATTATACGATTGTCAAAAGAACAAAGTAAAGATTATCCATGAGAATCGTAAAGTTATTCTTATGGAAGGTCGTCAACAAGGTAAAACAACAACCTCAGCCGCTTACATTCTTTGGTACACATTGTTTCAAGGAAGCAAGACTGTAGCGATTCTAGCAAACAAAGCAACAGCCGCTAGAGAAGTTTTGTATCGTTATCAAATCATGTACGAGAATCTTCCTACATGGTTACAGCAAGGTGTCACTACATGGAACAAAGGTGACATTGCTTTGGAGAATGGATCAATCGTATTCACAGCCGCAACAAGCGCATCTGGTATTCGTGGTAAGTCAGTTAACTTATTGTACGTTGACGAAGCCGCTATCATACCAAACAATGTAGCAGAACAATTCTTTACCTCAGTTTATCCTACGATTTCTGCTGGTGAAACAACAAAGATTCTGCTAAGTTCTACTCCACTAGGATACAATCATTTCTGGAAGTTCTGGAATGATGCAGACAATGACAGAAATGGATTTGTCAATCTATTCATTCCATATTGGGAGATTCCTGGGCGTGATGAGAAGTGGGCGTCTGAACAGCGAAGACTTCTTGGCGAATTGAAGTTCAATCAAGAAGTGTTATGTAACTTCTTAGGTTCTAGTCTTACACTCATTGCTTCCGATTCTATTGCACAAATGTCTGCTAATCCAATCATCTATCAGAAAGATGGACTAGACATTTATGAAAAGGTTGAAAAAGATCACGCTTACTGTATTGTTGCAGACACAGCAAAGGGTGTCGGTGGTGATTATTCAGCATTTGTAATTATTGACATAAATCAGATGCCTTACAAAATGGTAGGCAAATACAGAAACAATCAAATTAGCCCACTTTTGTATCCGTCAGTATTGTACAGAATTGGCAAAGAATACAATGAAGCATATGTTTTAATTGAAATCAATTCTTCAGAGCAAGTTGCAGAAATTCTTTACGCAGAATATGAGTATGAAAATATCATATCAGTTTCTAGAACAACTCAAGGACAAGTTGTTAATGGGGGTTTTGGTGGGGGTAAGACACAACTAGGTGTTATTACAGACAAGAAAGTTAAGCGCATCGGATGTTCTAACTTCAAGTCATTGGTTGAAGAGAAAAAACTTCTTATCAATGATGCAGACACCATATCTGAGATTTCAACATTTATTGAAAAAAGAAACAGCTATTCTGCTGACGAAGGATATCATGATGACTTGGTTATGCCTTTAGTTCTGTTTTCGTGGTTGACAACAAACTCATATT